TACTCAAGCTCAATACGCAGTAACGCCAAAAGTTGGTATTGGAAATATCACGGCGGGCGATTTTAGTCGCACCGCCCCGCTGCAAGCGGCCACGGTTTTTACGGCTGGTGTTAATGGCTCGCGGTTGGACCGTATTACAGTGGAGGCCGCAGGCACTGTAGCCGCCACGCTTGCGCGGTTGTTCTTGGTGCCGGGGGTTGCGGGCGGCACCATCAGCAGCATTACGTTTGCTACTACCACGGCTACTGTCACAACGGCTGCCAGTCATGGCTTGAGCACAGGTAATTTGGTCACTATCCAGGGCGCATTGCCAACCGCATACAACGTGACCAACGCCAGTATTACGGTAACGGGCCTGACCACCTTTACCTACACAATGGCCAGCACTCCCACAATCAACGCCAGCTCGGTTGGCTACTATGTGGCTACAACAGCCACTCCAACATACAATTTGTGGCAAGAGGTTGCGCTTACTGCCACAACCCCCGCAGGCAGTACCGCTGGGGCCACAAACGCGGTTAGCACAGCCGTAAACACTAGCACAATGCCTTTAGTATTGCCAACTGGTTACAGCCTGCGCGCCACGGTAGATAGCACCCAGCTTGTGCAAGCCGCACAGGCTGATTCGTTGGCAGCCAACGGCACATTGAGCGGTGTGGTTACTTTGGGTAATAGCAAGTTTACTGTTACGGCGGCAAGCACGGCGGCAGTGTCCGCGCTGGCAACTACGGCTGGTCCTGCGTTGTTGACGCTAACAGCAACGCCTTACACGCCTGCGGTACCGTCAACAATTACGTTAACGTCAGCGGGCAATATTTCAACAACCACGCTTACAATTTACGGTACTGACAGTACCGGCGCTGCCATTACCGAAACCATTGCTGGCCCCAACAACAACACCGTATATAGCACCAAGAGCTACGCAAGTATTACAGCAATCTACGCTAACGCGGCCATTGGCACCAATTTAAGCGCTGGCATTTCCAGCAGCGTATACATGCCAGTGCAACCAACAAAAATTACTATCACATCGGCAACTAACGTGTCTGCAATCGCATTCACAATACGCGGCATCGCGCAAGACGGCACCGGCTTGACCGAGACTTTAAATGGACCAACGGCAGGGGGCACGGTAACGTCGGCCAACACGTATAAGGCCATTACTTATCTAAGCCCCGCCAGTAGCGCGGCTACTACGTCCATTGGTACACCAGCGGTCATCACTCAGATCAACGTAGTGGCCCAAGGCGGGGACTTCTAAAATGAATAACGGTCTGCTCGGGTTTTCGGAACTAGCCAACGCGTCTGCGCGTAATTCTTTAGTCACGTCTACCACAAGCGCCACCAATGTGGTGCTTAGCACTACAGCCAATCAAACGCAAAACATAAGCATGTCTGCTGCGGGTTTGGCTGTTGTTTTGCCAAGCGCGTTGCAATATCCATACGGTAACAACCCTGTATTTTTAATACGCAACACAGGCACCAACGTGTTTGACGTGCAAGATTCAACCGGGCAAACCATATTTGCTGGATTAACGGCATACAAGTCTGTAATTGTTTGGCTGCGTGATAATACCACCGCCGCAGGTAGTTGGTCACTACTTAGTAACCAAGCAGTACAGACTATATTGAACGGAGGGACTTCTACTCAAGTTTATGCTGCAAATACTGGGGGTAGTGTAATTTGCCAAGTTAATTCAACTACGGCTTTCCTTGTAGCTACGTCTAGCAGTGGCTCGCCATTTCTTTACGTTCTTAACTTGTCTGGCGCAGTAGTAACGGTTAATGCTGGTGTAGCTATTGATGCTAATTCGGGTACTAATACGTTAGCTTCAAGCAGAATGTCTATTTGTCAAGTAACTACAGGCCAAGCGGTTTTGGTTACGCAAAATGGTATGGCTTATTCAATACAGCTTGCTGCTAATAATACGTCCGCAAATATTAGTGGTGGTGTGCCTTTTGGCCCTACCCTTAGTACTGGGCCATTTACTATAGCTGATGTCACAGTAGCAACTGCAAGCAGCACCAGTGTAGTCATTACTTGTCAAGATAGTGGTAACAGTATTTATTCCTCAGTTGCAACGGTAGACAGCAACAACAATATCTGTATTATGGGGGTTGCTAATTCGTTAAATAAGTATGTTGCAACTGGAAATGCCAAAATAACAAACATTGGTACAAATCAACTTTTAGTTGTCTACAATGACCAAAGTTATAATGTTTATGGTTATGTTTTAACAGGCACTGCTGGCGTATATACAAAAGGCCCAACCTATAACTTGGCTCCGGGATTAGTAAATAATAATGCAAATTTTGAGATTTTTGTTTGTTACATAGGAAATAACCAAGCCATATTGACGTACCCAGCAGTATCAACAAATAATGCAAGTGCTGTAGTTATTAGTATTACTGGAACAACGCTAGCGGCAAATGCAGTACAAACAGTAGTAGCTGCATCAACGCTGGGTTTGGCACTTTGTCAAACTAGTACAGGCAATGCTTTAATGCTTTGTTACAACAACAGCACTACATATCAATTGTATGCGTTATCTGTAACAGGCACTGCTATAACAGTTGGCACACCAGTTACTGCTACGGGAGTAGCCAGCAATGCCATTGGCGCAAACGTAATGTGTCAAACCAACACCAATAAGGCCGCGCTTGTGTATTGGAATGGTACTAGCAGCACCTTTGCCCGTGTGGTAAGCGTTAGCGGTACCACAATTACATACAACGCTGCGTCTACGGCCTATAGCACGCTTGCAACCACCAACCCTAGCTTGAGTATTTGCCAAACTAATACCGACCAAGCCTGTATAGGCGCGTTTTGGTCTAGTGCAGGTAACTGGGTAGCGTCATCCGTCGATACAACAGCGGCTACAGCAGTCATTACCGGCACAACGCAAATAGGTAGTAATGGTTCCACCAATGCAGGGGCTGCGGTAGCACAGTCCGCAGCAACAGGGGCGTTTGTTGCATATTTTACTAACGCTGGGGTTGCCGCTAATGCTTGGTGTGCGCAAGGCTTTACTGTGGCAAGCGGGTCTAGCGCACCAGTAGCTGGTAGTCAAGGTTATTATTGGGCTACTGGGCAGCAAGGAAATAGCGCTGACACGTTTCAAATGTATGGTGCTTACGCATCACCGGGGTATTCTGTATTTATTGCTGGAGATAATAATTATTCGCCTAGCGCTTACACAATAGGGGTAGCTTCAAGCGGTAGTTCAATTACCTACCCCACCATGAACTATAGCGTAGGCACAGGTACCTCTGGCCTACCAATTGCTAGCGCACAGTCTGGCGTTACGGGGTCGGTACTAATTGTTTGGGGTACATCTAATGTAAGCGTTAGGTATGCCACGGCAACTGGTTACACGGTGGCGTTTGGTACTGCTGTAACAGGGTATGGAGCAGGCGCTACTAATCCAACTAGTATTAGCATTGTTTACATATCTACTAACTATTGGCTGCTTGTGTTAAACAACGGTACAGCAGCTAATGGAATACGCCCCCTTAAAGTAGTTGGCACTACAGTAAATACAGCAGGTAACACGCTTACCAGTGGCGTTGGTACTAGTGTTAATACACGGGGCAGTATTGTTGCTTCCGCGCTGAATAGCGGATTGGTGGCTGTTACATACCAAAACACAACAGTATCATATTCCACGCAGTTACTCACAGTGGCTTCACTATCAGCAGGGTCTGCAAACCCAATAGCGTTACTCTCTTCTGCATTAACTACGACCACTACTAGCCCAGACCTGTTTGCTCAAGACACAGTGGGGCCAGCAGTTATTTTTGTTTATAGAAATAATGCATCAAGCATCAAGTCGCAAGCCATTCAATACGTCAAGGAATAAGCCATGCAAATTATTGTTCGCAAATCAGATGGCTTGGTGCTTTACAGCGGCACCGCACTTACACTTAATCCGCACTTTTCCAGTTCGTTTCTAATTGATCAGTTTACGACGCCGGAGAACGCCGACCTTGTTGACGACGTAACGCTACCCACTCCATACTTAGACCGTTTTTACACGTACTCAAACGGCGTGTTTACAGCAACCAATACGGCCAGCCCAGCCATGCAAGCGCTCAACGCGCAGCTTGCCACGCAGTTACTTAGCGCTACCGACTGGACCGAGGTGCCCAGCGTGACCGACGCAGCCCATACACCCCACCTGACCAACGGCGCGGCATTCGTAACCTACCGCGTAGCGCTGCGTGCCATTGCCGTTAACCCGCCGCAAACGGTGGCGAGCTTTCCTACCAAACCTGACGAAGCCTGGAACTCTTAAAAATGAACTCGCCCGACATTATTGACCCCGTCAAGTACGGCGTGCTTTGGCAAAAAGTGCAAGACTACGAGCGCCGCTTTGACGACATGGCTACCAAAATTGATAAGCTTGAAACGTCCATAGACAAGCTTGTAGAAATGGCAAACCAAGGCAAGGGCGGGTTTTGGGCAGGCATGGCAATTGTGTCCGCATTAAGCACTGTGGTGGGTTACGTTACCCATTACATTGGCAAAGGCACTTAGACCGTGTGGGTAAGCTTGTGGGCAACGTATTTGTGGCGGGCTTGTTGCTGGTAGCCGCCCCGCCCGAAAAACACTACAAATACGTTTGCGTGCGTTGGTCTTGGACGGGCGACGCGTTTAACCGCATAGTGCATTGCCTTAAATGGGAAAAGGTTGAAATCTGATGCTAGACCCCATAACCGCTTTTGCCGCCGCCCAAGCTGCTATAAAAGGCGTTAAAGCCGCCATACAAATGGGCAAAGACATTAACAGCATCACCGGCCCGATGATGAAGTTTTTTGAAGCCAAGGACGTTGTGCAGCGGGCTGCCAGTAGCCCAAAGGCTGGGTTTGGGAAGTCGGACACCGCACAGGCGTTTGAAACCGTAATGCAGGCCAAACAACTTGACGATGCCGAAAAAGAGTTGAACAATTTTATGGTCATGTCCGGCAATGCGGACTTGTGGCAGCAACTACTTATTGAGCGCAACAACATACAACAGCGCCGCAAAAAGCAAGAACTACTAGACGCCAAGCACGCTAAAGCGCGCAAAGAAGAAATAGACGAGCTGATCAACTGGTTGCTAGGCGGGGCTATTGTTTTGACAATGGCGGGCCTCGGGCTTTGGTGGTTGTCCATACTAGGGGGCGCAAAATGAAGTACTTAGTGTTACTGGTTTTACTGCTTTGCGCCTGTGACGAACGCTATAGGTACTTTTGCCAAAACCCCGACAACTTTGAAGCCCCCCAGTGCCAAAAACCGCGTTGCCAGTTTGACCAAACCTGCCCCGAATACCTAGTTGCCCCCGTGTTGGAGAAAAGCATTGACCAAAGTAAGACTAACCGCCGAGGAAATTGAAGTCCGCATTTGGGGCTTTGTGGTCATTGCCATAACGGTAATTCTGTTTGGCATTGTCGTTGCGTTGTTGTACAGCGTTACGTTTGTGGTGCAGCCCATAAAGAGTATGGCCCCCATTGACCAAGCCTACACCAAAATGCTTAACGACATTGTGCTGCTAATTGTTGGTGGCATTGGCGGTATTGTGGGCAAACGGGCGGTCAACCAGCTAACCACGCCACGCCCACCTATGCCACCCATGCAGCCTATGTGCCAGCCCATGCCCTACGGCGGCCCACAACAGCCCTACAGCGGCCCGCAGCAAGGTTACGCTACCCAGCCCTACGCGGCGCAGCCTTTTGGCGCTATGCCCGTATGGACTAACCCCCCGCTTGACGAAAGCTGGACCCCACCCCCACCCCCTACTACGCCACCGCACCATTTGGAGCCTGACGAAGACCGGGAATTATTAGCCATGGCCCGTGCGGAGGTTAAAGATGCTTAGTTTGCTTAACCCTTATGTGATACTTGCTTTGACCATGTTTTTTGCGGGCTTTGGGGTGTTTACGCACCACCAAGGCTACGTGCAAGCCAAACAAGAAATGGCCGACCAAGTGGTTAAAGCCAACGACGCCGCCCGCACCACCGAGCACCTACTTACCACCAAACTTAATGACCAAGCCACCACGCTACGAAAGGTACAGAAAAATGCTGACCAAAGGATTGAAAAACTTAAGCTTGACGTTGGCACTGGCGTTGTGCGCTTGTCAGTCCCCACCCACAGTTGTGTACAAGCCGCCCCAGATGCCACCCCTACCAGCGGAAATAGCGGAGACAACCGTGCCGAACTTGACCGACAGACTGCTGAAAGCCTTATCTCCATCGCCGCAGATGGAGACGCCGCCATCCGCAAGCACGCCGCCTGCGTTGCCACCTACAACGAAGTAATGGGCCAACTAAATGCTAACCGCTGAGCAACTGGCGCAACTGCGCATAGACCCCGTATGGGTAGATGCGCTTAATGGCGCGTTTGACCAATTTAATATCAACACGCCACAACGCCAAGCCAGCTTTATTGGTCAATGCGGGCACGAGTGCAACAACTTTAAAGTACTGGAAGAAAACTTAAACTACAAAGCCGAGGCCCTAATGCGTTTGTGGCGCGGTAGGTTCCCCACCATTGAAGTTGCCAACCAGTACGCCAAAAACCCGCAGAAAATTGCCAACAAAGTGTACGCCAGCCGCATGGGCAACCGCGACGAAGCCAGCGGCGACGGCTACCGCTTTAGGGGCCGTGGTTGCATACAGCTAACAGGCCACGCCAACTATTACCACGCGGGGCAAGCCTGCGGGGTAGACTTTGTGCTGCACCCCGACCTTGTTGCCACCCCCCAGTACGCCGCGCTTACTGCCGGTTGGTTTTGGGCTACGCACGGGCTCAACGCCTATGCCGACGCCGCCGACTACCTTACCATGACCAAACGCATTAACGGCGGCACTATTGGGTTAGACGAACGCATTGCCCACATTAACCATTGCCTACAAGTGCTTGCGTAACGTAGGGCGGGGGCAGTCGACAGGGGGGTCGTCAGGCGGGGGCACCCAAACAAAAATAGCCTCGCTAGGTTTTGCTTGACCCGCTTTGGTCCAGCGGTCAATGTAGACGTCCTTCATAATTCTAAGCGACCGTAACACCGCGCTACGCTCACCGCCAATGAGGTCATGCACTTGGCGCGAAGTCAACCCATCCGGGTGCTCAGCCAGTAGCTGCCTAATCACTGGTAGGCGGGTTTTGCTCATTTATTTTTCCTCAATAGGTAAAGCGCCAAGTTCTTGCATAAATTCGTTGTCCATTTTGCAAACCCATGCGCCTTCAGATTCATTCCATGTAAACACCAAACCAACTTCGTAGGTATCAACTCCAACAAATAGTTTGACCTGTTTCACGTGTTCTTCTCCTGCAATACCT